CTTGAAAGGCCTCACAAGCGTATATTGTTATGCCATCATCCAGACCAAGTTAAAGGTTTAATCAACCGCATCCTTGTGGTGTTACCCGAATGGGAGTTGGAGAAGCCGTGGAGCGCTAGGAATGTCGAGGATTTGGAAAAAACTAAAGAAGAGCGCGTACGACCCAACAACCATCAACAAATGAAAACCATGATTGATCATTGGGCGGAGACGAATTTGCGATTAAGCCTGCGCATGACGACGTATGACTCATCGGAGCCGAATTCAACAGCAATTGATTGGTACATAAACCGCGACCAAAGCGGTTACAATGAGATCAAACTGCCGTCCAACGGCAGCATAAAATCAAGACTGCCGGTTTTCGACATGGCAAAGCAAAACGTGACCGTGGTCGGCAATGCACCACCCATAACTAGACCGGTCATACATAAGTATCTGAACCAACTCTATAACTCGATAACAACGAGGATTCATGGAGAAGTTTCATATCGGAAAACTGTGATAGATCCGGTGGAGAATTTCAATAAGGTTGCCAACACCTTTTTCATCAACGGGTGGGAAGAACTCGTGGAAGAGTTCATCGAAAATCCAGTCTTGCCGAACCAAGCTTTGACGGAAGAGTGGCTCAGCATGAAAGGCGATCCAGAGCCGGTCATTAAGGACATCAAGTTCAATGTGTTGGACGACTTCAACCGAATGCCGTACAACCGCTGCAAACTTCATCTCAAATCTGAAACGTTGCTAAAGGAACAGGTTGATAAGTTTGAAGATCAAATTGGTCGAGTGATCGTTTGGCACCCGAAGCCATTCTGTGCCGTTCTTTGCCCAGTGATCAATCTGATGAAAGAACGATTTAAAGTTCTACTTAATAAAGATAAAATAGTTTACACCGACGGATGCGACATGAACGAGATACAATTTCATGTCCAAGATTTGGTCCCTGACAAGGTGATTGAAATGGACTTGAAAAAACAGGACCGCCAGACCGACATGCACGAGCTTGAGAACGAGTTCATACTAATGACAGCGTTAGGGTTTCCAAGCTACTTAATGCCGTTGTGGCGTCAATACAACGAAAGCTGGAGATACAAGGCCAGCGACGGCACGACGAGCCAGCAGACAGGAAAAAGGAAGACAGGGGACGAAATGACGTCGCTTGGGAATACGTTTAAGAACATGAGCGGCTTGGTCGAGCCTTTCAACAAATACAAAACCGAACGCATTCTTATATTAAGCGACGATATGATCGCCTTCGGACCCAAAGAATGGGACGAGGACTGGGTCGGGCAACACTTGAAAGACAAATTCAATGTCGCATGCGAATGGGCTGGCGGAACATCAGGAAAATTTTGTCAATTGGTGATCAGCCCTGTGGAAAAATTTGGATTTGTCGTTGCTGCTGATGTCAAGCGCTTGGCAGACAAGTTCAAAATCATTAAATCAAAAATCGACAGGGACGATGATAATTGGGACGCTCGGTGTTACTCATACTTAAGTTTGATAGGACCCCAGGATGCAACCAACATCACCGCGAGCCGCATGAACTTGCCCAGGCCCATCCAATGGTCCAGAGCGTGGTATCTAAGATGCGCCGCAAATGCTAATTATCACGGCACAACCACAGAAGAAATTGAATGCGATGTTAACTCTATGTGCCACAACATGGAGAATAGTGAACTGAAAACCTACACGTTCAACGTTCTGGGCGAACACAAACTTAAACGCAGATGAGTTGTAAGTGTTGGGTCGGGGGGGC